GTGGAAGTCACCGCTTATCCACGCCGCGCTGGGCACGCTCCACCTCCACCATGTGCAGGGTCAGGGCGTACCCGATCACGTCGACGACCGTGTCCGGCTTCGGCTTGTGCACCTGCCGGGCGATCTTCATTCCGATCATGCACAGCGCCACCTGCTCGGCGGAGACGTCGCAGCCGAGGATGACGGACCAGATCCGGGCGGCCCGGTCCAGGTTGTCCAGCGGGTGTCCGTACTCGTCGCTGCGGTCCTCGGAGACCAGGCGGGCGGCGTACGACGCTAGGTCCTCGGGGCCCAGGTTCGCCGTCATGCCGCCACTCTAGTCCTGTCTCCGCTCGCCGACACCGCCGCGCTTGTCCGCGTTCGGCGACACCGCGCCGGTCAGATCAGGTCGAGCCCCAGGTCGCGGGCCAACTCCTCCCGGTCGGCGCGGTCGCGCCGGTCCTGCGCCTCGATCAGGACGTCCTCGATCCCCTGGATCGCGTCTGCGACCTCGTGCGGCCCGTCGCAGCACCACTCGTCGTACCGGTACGTCACGGTCACCTGCAGCAGACCCGCCTCGTCGTACCCGGCGGAGACCCGGTTGGACAGGTGCAGCCGCCTCGGGTCCCTCGGCTTCGGGCTGTAACCCATCACAGCACCGCCAGGTCCGTGACCCGCTCGGTCTCCGTTGTGACGAACGTGAGCGTCCCGATCTGCGACGCCTGACCCGTGGCCTGCCGGAACCACTCCGACCCGCCCTCCATCGCCGGGGCCTGCAGCCACACGCACCCGCCCCAGTCCGCGACCCGCAGGTGATGGTAGTGACCGGTCACGAGGATGTCCGAGTCGCCGACGGGTTGCCGGCCCGCGGCCTGCCCCTCCCACCATCGCTGCAGTTTCGCCTCCACGTTCGCTCCCCGGGTCGCGACGTGCCCGTGAGTGATGCCCACGATCCAGCCCGCCGCGGGGACAGTCAGGGTCAGGGCGTCGCGGGCGAGCGCGAACCGCACGTGCCCGAACGCGTCCGGGTTCGCGGCGAGGATCTCCGCCACCTGCTCCACCACCGCGAGGTCGTCGTTGTCCTGCACCCCCGTGAAGCCCTTCCCGCCGTTCCTGTTCTCCCCGTGGTTCCCGCCCACGGCGGCGACCGTGACCTCCTCGAACTGCTTCGACCACGCCTGCAGCGAATCGCTGAGCAACCTGCGCGTCACCTTCACCTGGTCCCTGCGGTCCAACTCCACAGCGAACGTCTGCGACGAGTAATGCCCGAGGCAGCCCTCCACGGAGTCCCCGGTCCACAGCACGTTCAGGCGCCCGACGGGCCGGCCTATCCTGCGCAGGTCCCGGGCCCGGTCGATGACCGCCTGCTTCGCCTCGAGGATCCGCCCGATCGTCGCCTCCACGCCGCCGTGGTCGGCCTTCCCGATCTGCCAGTCCGCGAGGACGACGTTCAGCACCGCCTCGCCCGTGTGCTTCTTCCTGCTCGGCTTGTGCTTCAGGGCGGCCGCTATCAGCGGCTCCAGGTCCGGGCGGGCGTGCACCCGACGAATGACCTTCGCCTTGAACTGGCGGTTGTTCGTGCCGTCCTCGCCGCCCCACGTGTTGAACAGGACAGGCTCCACGACCTCGAACTCGTCCGGGTCCAGTTCCCACTTCCGCAGGATCTCCGCCCACCGCGGCTCGCCCTTGATCGCGTCCGTCGTGACGGTGCCCTCCGCCCCGAGCCACTCCACGCCCGGGGTCCACATCCGCTTGCGGGCCGCGACCTCCTCGACCTGCCGCGCCGTCTTCGTGAACTCGTCTCGAAGTCCCACGTCACTCCTGCTGGTTGACTGCCTTGCACCGGGGGCACGTTATCCGCCACGGCGCCGTGATCAGTTCCGCGAGTAGTTTGTTGCACCTCCAGCACCTCGGCCGGTCGGCCGTAAGGGATCCCTTCCCGTAGGCGTCCATCAGCGCTCCGTGACCGCCTGCAGGGACAGGGTGAAGCGCGTCCTCTCGTTCTCGTCCACGCCCAGCGCGTTGATCGCGCTGAGGGCGTGCACGCGCAGGAACCGCACCCCGTCGATCGTCTCGTTGGAGATAGCGGTCAGTTCGTCGCGGGCCTGCACGATCAGGGCCCGGGCGGCCGGGTACGCGTTCCTGCCGGCGCGAGTCATCACCTGGATGCTCGGCATCTCCAGCGTCGCGTCGTCGTCGGACAGGAACTCCATCGGGGACTCCCCCGCGTACTCGTACAGCGCCAGGCACTCGTCGGGGCTGTTCGGCATCATGCCGATGAACATGTCCGTCGCGAGGGTCGCGACACCCGCGGACTCCAGTCGCGCCGCCAGCGCCTCCAGCATCACTTGCCCCCGTACATCCAGGCGGCGAACTTCGTCCGCAGGTTCGTCACGAAGGTCTGCTTGCGGGCCATGAACGGGATCTCCAGATACTTGTACGTCTTCCCGGGGGCGTGCCGGGCGTTCGGGTCCTCGTGAACGATGAACGCGTAGTCCGCGGCGGCGCCGCCGTAGGTGATGTCCACGTTGATCGCGTTCGCCGTCACCTCGGGCTTCTTCACCTGCCCGGAGTTCTTCAGCGTGCCGAGGTCCACCGGCACGATCTTCTTCGACTCGTTCAGCACCGCGGTCGCCTCCTGGAACATGGCACGCGAGATCACCTTCTGCGCGCCCTGCCCGCGCGCGGCGATGCGCTGCAGGTTCTCCATGCCCGTGAGCGTGAACTGGATCTGCACGTCACGCCCCCTCGGTGTCGCCGATGCGTATGACCGTGTGGTGCGGCCCGTCCTCGTCGTGCGGGGTGTCCACCGCGATCACGAGCGGGACGGACCCGTCGCCCAGTTCTACCTTGTGGGCGGTCGTGACCGTGTAGTCGCCGTACAGGTAGATCTTCCCCGTCTGCACCACCTCCCGGCCGTCGAGCGTGCGGACCATCTCCGTCTCCGCGACCAGGTGCGCCGGCGCGGTCACGCTCGCGCCGTACGTCCGGCCGCCGTACGCGTCGCGGCTCGCCGGCGGGAACAGGGTCACGGTCTCCGAGAACAGTTCCCGGAACTCCGACTCGATGCCCATCAGGTTCGGTTGTCCATCTGCCCGACGACGTAGTCGCTGCCCTCCTCCTCGACCTCCCGCATGGAGGTGGGCAGCAGGGCGTTAGCGTTCGCGACCGGCGCGGCGGGGGTGCGGCGGAACCGCTCGGACTCCAGGTGCCGCTTCAGGGCCTCCCACTGGGCCAGCCGCTCCCCGGACTTCCGGCTCAGGGACAGATCCCCGACCCGCTTCGACTCCTCCTGCGACCGAGCAGCCTTCCCGATAAGCGACACCACCGCGGCCACCGCCGCGGAGTAGGGGTCCCCGTAACCGTCGGCGAGATAGTTGATCTCCTCATCCGACAGAAGTTGATCGTCCGTGTCCGTGTCCTGTATCAGGAACCGCACCTCGTCCAGCGTCGAGGCCCCGGGGTCGCCGGAGTAGGTCCAGGTCATCGCGCACCTCCTGCGGCTAGTGTATTCGCTCGGTGGACGTGCCCGGAATCGAACCGGGGTTCCCGCCAGCGCCCTCGTGGGGAGTTAGGGCGGGGCATCGCCAAGTCACGCCCGCAGGGGATCCCGTCCCATACTCGGGACCCCCGCTACGCGAAGCGGGGGCCACCCTTGCGAGCGGCCCCCGCCATCGCGGTGGAAACGGTCTAGGCGACCGCGTCCTTCCAGAAGTAGCCCAGGTCGGCGCCGACGATCTTGTTGTCGAACGCCAGTTCCGCCTCGATGCGGGTCGCCTTGAGGCTCTCCAACCGGAACGAGGACGTGCCGACGGTCAGGCCCAGGCCGCCGGAAACTCCGGTCCACTGGAACATGTAACCGGCCGACGGGGTCAGCAGACCCGGCGACGGGGCGACGTGCGCGAGCATCGCGGTCTTCGAGGTCGCGAAGGAGTAGGCCTCCGCGGCGCCTTCCGCGTTCGTCGCCTTCACGGCCTTCGACACGAGCACGCGCTCGATGTCGAACATCCGCGCCAGCATGTCCTCCGTGATGGTCTGGCTGGAGGTGTACTTGATGCGGTCCACCAGGTCCGGGTGGTGCTTCAAGGTGCGGAACGTGTCATACCCGAGCACGAGGGTGTTCGCCTCGTAGCCGGTCTCCGACAGGATGTCCTGCTTCGCCTCCTCGATGTCCGAGATCGGATCCGAGTCGGTGTAGTTGTTCCACTGGTTGAACTCGCCCGTGGACGCACCCGACGCGACGCCGGAGGCGGTGGTGCCCCACACGCCCGGGGACATGAAGTCCGACACGAACTGGAGTTCGCGGCGGAGCAGCAGGCGGTGCGTCACGAACTCCGCGGCCTCGCGGTCCACGTTGATCGGGGCGTCCGCGTTGGCGCGGGTCTGGTCGCCGACGTCCTTGTGGATCGCGAACACGTCCGCGTAGTAGGTGTCCGTGGTGATGTTGTACCCGGACCCGACGGACTCGGTGCCGTCAGCGCGGACCTGCGCCTCGTCACGGAGCCAGTCGTTCTTCGTGTACTTGAAGTACTTGTCCGACTGCTTGTCCACCGGCACGACAGGGAACACCTTGTCGGCGATGAAGTTCTCGGCGCGCTGCATGTACGCGACGGAGATGTTGGTCAGGATTGCGTCAACATGCACCTGACTCTGGGTGGGTTGTGGCATCTCTTATTCTCCTTAGAGTCCGCGGCCGGCGTTGGCGCAGTTGATGACGGCGGTGGTGATTGCGCCCGCGGCAGCCGACTCAACGAAGGTGCCGAGGACGTATGCGGCGGAACCGGTGGTTCCGATGCCGAGGGTGACGGCGGTGGCGGAGGCTGAGGCGAACACGGGCTGCCCGGGGGACGCGGTGCCGCCCGCCTCAACCTTGGTGCCGCCGGCGATGAGCACGTCGGCGACCTGCCCGCTCTCGGGGCTGTTCTGGAGCACGCCGACCGGGCGGTCGGTCGCGCCGTCCACCGCGGTCACGTTGCCCGTGCCGTTGTCCACCTCCACGAAGTGATACTGCTTGGAGGAAAGATCCTCGCCGGCGACGAACGTGGTGCGGATAGCGTTCGCGCTGAAGTCGTAAGCCATGTCAGGCTCCCTTCTCGATCAGGTAGTCGTTGTACAGCGAGGGGTTCTCAACGGCGACCTGAGCGAGTGCCTGCTCCACGGTCTGTGCCTTGCCCTCCGCCACCGCTGCCTTGGCGAGGGAGTTCATGCGGACGATCGCCTCGCCCGTGGGTGCGTAGCCCTTGCCGACCTCGGTGAAGATGTCGGCGGACTCGTTCTGCGCGTCGGCTGCGCCCAGGGCGTCCTCCACCGACTTCGCGAGATCCGCGTCGATCTCGGCCAGGCGGCGCAGGGCCGGTCCGACCTTCTCGGCGTCCAGGGTCAGGTGCTTGTAGGTGTCGCGGGCCTTCTCGATCGCCTCGGCGTCGGCGCGCTCTTCGCGCTCCTTGGCCAGGGCGGCCTCGGCGTCGTCCTTCGCCTTCTGCATGTCCTCAAGGGCCTTGCGCAGGGGTTCGGGGGCGGACTCGCCAGGG